CGTTAATAAAAAATAAAAATAATTTATACGATATATCTCTTTCATATCATTTATTAGCAAAGCAAATGGAAATAATCAACACATTTTTACTTGAATATTCTCTAGGTAATTATCAAAATGTTATTAATATGTTTACTCGTGATAAAAATTATAAGTTAGTGGTTGCTTTAAAATTATTAGCTGTAAATCCACAATTATATCCCGATTATGAAAAAATTCGTAAAACAGCAAATTACGCACTTCAAGGTATAAATCAAGCAATATTTCAATATTCTAAATTAAATGATATACAAGAAAAATTATTAGTAGCAACAGAAAACGAATCTATATTGTATAATATGGAAAAGTTACAAGATCATATAAATAAATTAAAAAGTACTCACAAAGTATTACCAGATATATCCATATCATGTATTCAAGCTATTATTGCTCCTGAAATTATTGCTTATATTGATAAATATGGATATCCTTCCAATGGTGTATTTGATACAGAAAAAATGGCAACCATTCTTTTACACCTTTTCTCATTTCAAACGCCTATTAATATAATATAAATATAATATAAATAAAAATGATATAAAGACAATTCATAATAAACTAATATACAATAATGATAATAAATGGGGTTGTATTCCAACCAGTAATGGTTGTTTAGCAGTAGTATGTGAGACTAAAAGTCAAACAAACCATATTACAAATGCTACTCATTCACCAGTATTTACTGGGTTAAGTTGGACCATCGTAAGGTGAAATCCCTTACTATTGATTTTACAGGAGGAGTAATCTTCCAATCTTATTTCATCACGACCCAAGCAATATAATCCCAAAAGCAAATGATTATGTGGTTTGCTGAAAACTTGGGCGTTTCAAATGAGAAAAGGTGTAAATATTAAAAACGATGTTTAAAATATGAAAATACATTTGTTCTCTCATTATTTGATTACAAATGGTAAATATTTTGGTGAATATATTTATAAAAAATATATTTTCTTGTTTGAGATTGTCTCTTGGAAATTATTGGTGAGAGAGCAAAACAAAAGTATTTGAATTATTATTAATGAAATAAATGATAATTTGTAATAATTTATAAATTATATTGTTCTGTAATAATAATCTCCAAATATAACTTCAATTTTACAGGATTGACTCATCTTTGATGGAGCGATTTTTTCATCTACTGCTGCTTTCGCAATTGTTTCCCAAGTGTTAATAACACCACCAGATTTAATATCTATTTTTTCAACTTTTTTACCTGTTGATGATGTTGTTTTTCTAAAATACGGATCAGCGCTTTTCAAATCCAAACCATAATATCCATTATGAGCACTTTTATCAGTTTGAATAAATAATGTTCCTTTTTGTACATAAGGACATGATAATAAATATTTTTTTAATTCTTCCAATTCATTATCATTTATAGGAATTTTCATTTTATTTTTATACCGTATATATTCTTCTGTTAAATTTGAAATAGGAATACGACTATTGGGTGAAAATCTACAAGTTTCAAAAATAAAATTCTCTGTTAAATCATTTACTAATATTTTTGTATATTCTAATGGTTTTAACATTACACCGACGAATCCATGAACCAATTGATTTTTATCCTGACTCTTCAATCTTGTTGCTATAAATTTCGTTTTTAAATATGTGTTGAAAGCTTCATTTGTAACTCTGGTTGGTTTAATACCGTTCCAAATACGAAATTGAGCTATTATTTCATTTGAATCAACTTCAACATTTTTTCTAACAATACAACAATCAAGTATAAATTTATTAAAATTTTGAGTTAATTCATTATCTTCAATAAGTGTATTTTGTTGAATACTAATTTGATTTTCATTATTGATTGATTCAATTGAATTCTTATATTTTTCAATAGTTTCTTTTAATTCATTTATTTCTAATTGTTGTTTATCATTTTTTAATTTTAAACTATCAATCAATTCATTTAATTGTTTATTTTCAAGTATTAAATTTTCATTTATTTTTAATAATTTATTAAAATTATCAATACTATATTCTTTTGAATGAATAATATCTTGAATATATTTTGTTAATCTTGAAATTGTAAAATTTGTATCATCATAAGCAATTATTTCTTTTTTATTTTTACCATCTACTTCAATTGTACGAATATGTTTTTTTATTTTTGGATGATCTTTGATAAGATTTTCTATTTCTGTTTTATTTTGCACTCTAAAAGCTGCGACTAAAATAAAATTAGTATATTTATTTCTATGATTTTCAACTCTATCATGTAAATGATTTGTCTGACCGAATTTACCTAATTTTTCACCTTTTTCATTAGTATTATCTATTAATCCAAAATATACACATTCGGTATTTAATGGAAATTGAGAAATTAATGCGGTTTCAACTGCTTTGTATTTTTCTTGTTTAGAAGTTAATATTAATTTTTCTTTTTCTTTATCTTTTTCTAAAATAATATTTTCTTTTTGTTCCAATTGAAGTTTTAATTCAATTGTTTCTTCATCAAGAGTTTCTTGTAATACTTCTTCCAATTTCATATAATATTCGTGAATTTCTGATGCTTTTTTAGTTTGAGATTTTAAACATAACGATTTAAAACATTTAATAGACAACATTATTTTTTTAATATTTTGACCACCACTACCATTTTTTTGCTTAACCTGCAGGATAAGCGAATTTTCATCATTTAAGTTTGCTTTGGAATCTCCCAAAGCGAAATTTTTATAATCAATATCAATAACAAAATGTTTTTCTAATAACAATTCTGCTTTTTGTTTAGTGGAAAACCCTAACCATTTCCATATATTATCTAAATCAACTTCAAAATCAAGTGTTTTATCATATTTTAAATAACAATAAAAGCTACTTATAAATAATTGTTGTTCAAATCCAGTAAAGCTGTCTTTAATTTTACTCAATAATTTTGAATTATAAGTATCTGTAAGTTTTGTGATTGGATTGCTCTCAATAAGTTCAACGATGTTTAACTGTTCCATATTAGTTATATACATATATAATATATTCTCTTTAAGTACTTTTGCTTTTTAAATATATAAATGGTTTTTATGAAAGCGAAAGTACATAAAGAGAATTTGCTTATAATATTTGTAAGCAAATTCTATCTTACCATTTCCCATTAGTTCCCTTCTTCACAGTGATCTTTTGGCTGTTCTTTTTACGTGCGCTTGGATCAAAACTTTCCCCTTCATCATCACTTCCTATATCTTTGGATAAATCCCAAAAGGCTTTTGACCCTAATTTGAAGTCTTTATGGTCGTCTGCTTTATACCAAAATACTTGATCGTGTAATTTATTGGATTTTGTAGTATTATCTATAACCAAACATTCATAATTTTCAGTTGTTTGATCCATTACCTGACAAAAGCTCTCAAAAGTTGGAAACATTCCACAATAATTTTCAAAAATTCGGCGCTTATTTGCCAAAATAGGCTCTCGTAAAATAAAAACATAATCAATATTTGTTCGCAGAATAGGTGGGACACCTAAAGGGAATTGTAACGCTATGATAAGTAGTACTTTCCAGTGACGCCCGTTCATAAACAAGAGCCTCATCATCTTATCTCTGGACCATGAGTTATCATATAAGCAGTCATCAAGGATGACAAATGTTCTTGGGTCGATGTTCGTCTTTTTGAATGCTTCTAGTTCTTTCTTAACTTGTTTTAAAACAGACCGTTGTCGTTTAAGAATATTTTCTATGATGGCAGTATTATATTCTCCGTGTATGAATAATTTCGGGACAACTTTCCCGTAGAATCCGTTAGCTTCTTCAGTCCCAGCAATAACAACCCCAATAGGTACATCTTGATGGTAGAATAAAAGGTCTCTAATTAAAAAGGTTTTACCAGAACCTCGTTTTCCCAATAGAATAATAACTGGTCCAGTTGATTCACTTGGTTTAAAAGTGATGGATTTCATAGAGAATCGTTTTAATTCTAGTGACATTAATTATATATCAATAATGTTTAATAAAATTGAGATAAACGCTATTATCTCTCTTTAATAAATTCTAAATCTCAAATTATAACTCAAATTATAAATATTTAAAATTATTTCAAAAATATTTTACACATTTTTACATTCCAAACGCCGTATTTATACCGCTGAACATTTAAAATGGTACACTTCATAGTAAAAAAACGTTAGAGGTATCTGACCGTAGAAGATTGAAAATGTTCTGTTTTAAATCTTCTACGGTTTAAAAATTAAAAAAAATTGAAATAATAATTTAAATATTGATATTATTTCAATTATAAATAAATATGACAGAAATTAATCTAGAAGAATTTACAGAATTCGCAAAGGTAAAGGACCTATGGAATTATTGTAATAATGATAAAAAAGGACTTCACGAATTTCTTAATAATGTTGTTATGAATATGAATGAAGATTGTATTAATGGATATGGGAACATGTTGCATTGTTTGTCAGACATTTATGTATTGATATCAAATAAAGATTTTCCATTTGATAAATTAATAAACCAGAAAATATCTATTGATTTATCAGTAGCAAAAAAAAATTTTGTATTAGGTTACATATGGATGGATTCATTCGTATTGAAAAATGAAGGCTGTATTCCTTATCATTTTATTAGTTTCATTGATAGTAGAATATCAGGATTAAATATCTCTAAATATATGATAGAAAAATATGAAGAACAATATGAAGAAGAAATATTCTTATTTCCTTTTGAAATATTGCGTGGAGCAGAAAAATATTGGAGAAAATATTTTATGAAAAGATATGAAATAAAAAATAAAACTGAATTATCTCAAATGATGACCGAATATGGGATTAAAGAACACGACGTAAGATGGGAAGCATTATTTTCGGCGTTTGAAATGTAAAAAGGTGTAAATATTCCATTCATTTCAAAAGAATCATGGAATAATATAAGTATTTTAATTTAGCAATTTTAATCAAAACGTTGGTGTTTGGATGAAAGATTGAGTTGAGTTAATAATAAATATAATTAATATATTATTTAGCTAAATATGAATCTTGTTGAATATAAGAAACGAAAAAATAGTGATTTATTTGATAGTTTTAAAAAAAGGTTGGGATGTACAAATATCCAAAATTACATTCCTGTTTATAATAAATTTTTTACTTTAAATGATACAAATTACAATTCAGTAAATTTCAATAATCGGTATTATATTCAAGATTTAATAAATAAAAAGACAGTTAAGGATGAAGGAGAAGTTCCATTACATAAATGTTTATTGAAGGATTGTTTAGATGATAAAGTGAAAATGGAGAGAAATGTGTTTTTTAAAATGGCACCTTTATTAGATCCATTTAAATTCATAATAGGTAAATACACTATAAATGATCAATCGATGTATAATTTGCCAAAATTTAATGTTAATCTTGACACTTCTGTTTATCCCAAATTAAAAGATGAAAATAATGCATCTTATGTAGATGGATTATTTTCTTTCTTATCAAGTAAATTAATTCATAGTCATAATTTTATTCATGGTGTAGATTATTATGGTTCATTTTTAGCGATTAAAAAAGATTTTAAATTTAATATTGCTGACGATTTAGAATATTTATGTCAATCTGATTTTTTTAAACAAAATAAAAACAAGCCAGATACATTTAATGTTGATGATTATGATTTTTTAATGGATGATGAAAATGTTGGACTTAAACCAATTAAAATATCACAAGGTTCAAATAAATCCAATCTTTCAATTAAGTCAATTGATGATGAAATGTATAAAGATTTATTTGAAGATGAAAATAAAGAAGGAAAACAAAAGGAATCAATAATAACATTAAATGATTTATGTGGTGAAAGTCTTATTGACTTAACAAATACTTCTTTTTTTTCAGAATTACAAACAACAACAACAACTATAAAATCAAATTCAACTTGTTCATCAAGAACATCACATACAAGTGAAGATGATAAATTAATTAAATATAAAAATGGTGAAAATAAAGATTCTGATTCAGTTTCAGAAACAGAATTAGAATCAGAATCTG